TGGATACTCAGGATAAGTTAGATGCGGTTCGTCTTGAAAAGATGAAACAAGAAGCATTAAACCTTGCTGAGACAGAACAAGAAAAGTTAGATATAGAAAAGAAATTCTTTGAGTTATCCTATAAAGCAAGATTAAAAGACCTTGAGGATAAACAAAAATTATACAAGAAGGATAGTGAAGAATTTAAAGCACTACAAATTACCAAGGAAGAATTAGAGAATGAAAATATCATCAAGACAAGAGAGTTTGGTGAGAAACAAAAAGAATTAAATACAAAGAAGAATAAAGAACTTCTTGATGAAGAGGTTGCAGCACTTAACCTAAAGAAGGCTAAGGGTGAGATTAAAGAGACAGAATATCAAGAAAGTTTATATAATATAAATAAAAAGTATCTTACTGATAAGAAAGATATTGCACAAAACGAATTACAGTACCAACAATATCTAAGTGAACAAAGAAAGAAATTAGCGGCTGATGATAGAGCAACCATCAACCTAAATCTTCAAAATCAGATTGATAGTATAGATAGATTAAACGAATTACAAGAATTTGACTTTGCTGAGGATTTAAGAAGGTTACAAGAAAAGAAGGTATTATTAGAAGAACAAGAAAAGAATGAACTTGCAAACACAGAATTAACTGAGTTTCAAAAGAATGAAATTAGGACCAAGTACTCTAAAATGAGAACTGACCTGATTACAAAAGAGGTTGCAACTGAGAGAGCGGCTACGGAGGCAAAGTTCCAAGTTCAATTGGCATACGCACAAGCGTTTCAAGGTCTTGGTTCACTATTCCAAGATATTGCGGGTGAGAATAAAAAACTTGCAATATTAGGTATTGTTATTGAAAAGGCTGCAGCACTTGCATCTATTGCGATTAACGCTAAGAAAAACTTTATTAAAGATGGTGGTATCAAATCACCATTAGCGTGGGCTAACTTAGCGGTAGCGGGTGTATCTGCGGCAGCGGTAGTTGTTGCGGCGGTAAAAGGTATTCAATCAATTAATCAAGCATCAGAAGGTGGTAGTGGTGGTTCAGAAGGTGCTGCACCGGCACCTAATTCAGCAGAAGCATTAGGTAGAAACTATGAGAAAGGTGGTCTATTAAAAGGACCAAGACACGCTCAAGGTGGAATGATGATTGAGGCTGAAGGTGGTGAAGCGGTAATGACAAGAGGTGCGGTAACAATGTTCCAACCTCTATTATCAGCAATGAACCAAATGGGTGGTGGTACATCATTCGGTAATCAGTTATTTATTAGACCTGATGCTGCAAATGTATCTAAACCACAACAAGAACAATCACCTGTAATAATGAAAACATATGTTGTATCAAATGAATTAACATCTGAACAAGAAAAACTGGCAAGATTAAAAGACTTGTCTACATTATAATATGGCTAAAAGTAAATCACAATCAAGTAATAAAATATCATTTGGTAAACGTAAATCACAACCAAATGGTCAAAAGTCATTCGGTCCTAAGTCACAGAAACCCAAGAAGTATCGTGGCCAAGGTAGATAAATTTATATTTAATAATATGAAGAAAGATAAAGTATATGAATTAAGAATTGACGAAGAGGATGAAATATCAGGAATTGATAGTATATCCCTCGTTGATGAACCAGCCATTGAGGTAAATTGGGTAGCATTTAATAAACATAAACATTCAGCAACTGAAGAGTGTTTCCATATCCCTGATGGTGAAGATAGTAAGTATCTTGAACTATTATATACAAAGGGAAAACCTGAACAGGAATTATTGGATGGTGGTTATGAATTAGTATCCATTGAAGTTAATGGTCAGGAAAGTTTTTTTAATGCACCTAAACCAAATGCACCGTCATTTGTGGATGAGGATAGTGAATATCTTATTCGTTACAAATACATCTTAGACCCAAGAATTAAACAAGCACCAATCATTGCAACCACAAGAGATTTTTGTTCTGATTTATTGAACAAGAACTTTGTATGGAGAGTAGAAGATATGGATGACCTTAGAAACGACTTTGGTCAATCGGCAATGGTTTGGAGAGGTGGTTTTAATTGCAGACACAGATGGGCCAAACTTAAATATAAAAAGAATACAACAATTATAAACAAAGGGTCAATAACGACTGGCCGTGTTGCAACTGAAGATTATGGTGACCTATTAGGTTATCCACAACCTGATACAGTTACAGAAAAAACATTAGGTAATCCATCACCATCAACAAAGAAGAACTTAGGTTTATCTAAACAAGGTTTTGAAGTTGGTGTACCACATTATACAAAAGATGGTAAATTATACGAAGGTCCTACACACAAAGGACCCGATGGTAGATTGATGACAGGTGCTGTACATACAGAAGATAGTGTATATCTATATCACCAAGATGAGTTAGGATATGACGTTGGTGGTTTACCATCATACGTTGACCAAGTATCAGGAAAGACAATAGAAAAATCTATTGCGTTTGAAAGTTATACGGATTATCCTGAGAGTGCAAGAAACGCAGCAAAGAGAGCATTAGATTGGGCTGAGAAAAATGGATGGGGTTCTTGTGGAACACCTGTGGGTAAAGCTCGTGCAAATCAACTTGCTAAGGGTGAAGCCATCTCAGAAGAAACTATATCAAGAATGGCATCATTCGCAAGACATTTACAACATAAAGATGTTCCATACTCAGAAGGGTGTGGAGGTTTAATGGTAGATGCTTGGGGTGGACAAGCCGGTATTGAATGGGCACAAAACAAATTGGAAGAGATTAACAAAACCAATATGTCCAAACAGAAGTTCCAAACTGATGACGAAAAGAAAATGGTTGTAGGACCAGCAATGATACCTGACTTAAAGATATTCCGTAGAGACCCATTTGGTAATCCTTACTATGTATTCTTTAGTGCTGACACAATCAAGATGATTGCTGAAAAGTATATGAGGAATAAGTACATTGACAACAATGATGAGAACCATAATGGTAAAGCGGTGGAAGATGTGTATGTTGTTGAGAGTTGGATTAAAGAAGATAAAGAAGATAAATCAAACAAATATGGTTATGGTGACTTACCTGTAGGTACTTGGTTTGTATCAATGAAGGTACGTAATGACCAAGTATGGAATAAGGTAAAGAACGGAGAATTGAAAGGATTTAGTGTTTCAGGGTTCTTTGAAGAGATTGCTGACTTTGCAAGAGAACAGATGTTCTTACAACAAGTGGCTGATATATTGAAGAACGTAAAATAACGTTTGGGAATATATATAAAAATTTATATTTAATAATAAGAAGAATAAACAAAACAATTTAAGATTATGTCAAAAAATCCAAAAACAGCAATCCAAGAGATTAAAAAATTGATGGTACAGTTTGGTTTTATGGATGAACCTACATTAAAGTCTTTTAAAACAGAAGATAATACAATAGTTGAAACACCCGATATGAAAGTCGGTGAGAAGATTACGAAGATTAACGATATGTTTGAAAGAGTGGCTTTAGATAATGGTTCATACAAATTAGTTGAAAACTTTGAAATAGAAGTTGTAGACGGTGAAATTAAAACTGTAAAAGAGATTTTCGTTGATGCTAAGTTGGTTGACGGTACACAGATTAAAGTTGAAGGTGACAGTTTGATGGAAGGTGCTAAAGTTGTTGTAGTAATGGCCGATGGAGAGGTTCCTGCACCTGATGGTGTTCACGAACTTGAAGACGGCACCAAGGTTGAAACCAAGGAAGGTGTTATTGCAAGAATTGAAGAAAAAGTAGAACCTGAAGTTGAAATTGAACTTGCAGACGAAATGGTAGAGGGACCAAAAGGTTCTGAAGCTGAGATTAGTGTTCCTGACCCAATGGCAGAATTTATGGCTTTAGTTAAAGATATGATGGAAAAAATATCTGAGAAAATGAAAGCTATGGAAGATAAAGTACAAACTATGAATGCAGACTTTGAAGCATTCAAGAAAGAACCAGCAGGTAAGAAAATATCTGATGGTAAAACAGACTTTAATAAACAATCAAGTTCTGATGATGTAATTGCAGAAAGATTAGCAGCAATTGCAGCAATGAGAAAAAAATAAAATTAAAAATTAAAAAAATAAAAAAATGAAAATTTTAAAGAAAGAAAACTTTTCGTATGACGTGTCTACAATTGGTTCATATGTTGACCAAGTAGGTGGTGAGTTGTTATCAAAAGCACTTATTGGTGCTACAACCCCTAAATACGTAAACGTGAGATTAGGTATCAAGGGAACACAAGCATTGAACCTATTAAACTCTAACATCGTGTTCCAAGCAGGTGAATGTGGATGGGACCCACCAACAGGTACAACTACCACTTACACACAAAGAAACATTACAACTTGTGCTGAGAAATATAACGAAGCATTATGTTACCAAGACTTATTTGACACTTATCAATCAATGTTGATGAAGCCAGGTCAAACTCAAGAAACTGTTCCATTTGAACAACAAATCGCTGATTTGAAAGTTAAACAAATCCAACAAAGAATTGAACAAAAATTATGGCAAGCGACAACAGGTGGTGGTGATTGTTTCAATGGTTTCAAAGCGTTAATCGTTACAGGAACTACAGGTGTAGGTAACTCAAGTGGTACTACATTTTCTAACTCAGTTGCATACGGTACCGCAGGTAACCCTATCACTGAAGTAGATAACTTAATCAACGCATTATCTGATGACGCAATGTCTCGTGATGACTTAAGAGTGTTTATGTCTTATGCTAACTTCCGTGTTTATGTACAGGCGTTAACTAAAGCAAACTTCTTCAGTAACTACATTGGTTCTTCTGAAATTACAGGTAATATGGAAGCTGTTCACCCTAACACAAATGTTAAGGTAATCCCTACAATCGGATTGAACGGTTCTAACAAAGTTGTAATCGGACCAGCAGAATATTTCGTAGTAGGTTTTGACTTATTGTCTGACCACGAGAAATTAGTAATTTGGTACTCTAAAGATTATGATGAGTTACGTTTGAGAGCAAACTACAACTACGGTGCACAAATCGCATTGTTCGGTTCAACAGTTTACTTCGCAACTAACAACCTTGCATAATTGTTCTAAAATAGATAAAAAAACTGTGGGGTGAAAGTCCCCACACATTTTAATAAACAGAAAAACAAATAATATAAAATAATATGAGTTGTTATATATCAAGCGGAGTGGCTTTAGGTTGTTCAGATGGTATCGGTGGTATTAAGACTATCTATGTTCTTGGTGCTACAGGTTCTACAACACCCGATGTTTCATCCGTATCAATATCAGGCTCTACGGGTCCTATTACAGGTATCACAGGAGCAGGTACTTGGTTCCAATTTGAATTGAAACGTAACACTTCTTCATTGTCACAGAACGTAACCAAATCTTTTGAGAATGGTACAATCTACTTTGAGCAAGTATTAACTGCGGTTCTTTACAAATATGACCAAGACAAACGTAATCAATTGAAATTGTTATCACAAAACGACGCTATTCAAATTATTGCTGTTGACCAAAATGATGTACAATACTATTTAGGACAAGTAAATGGTATGTATCTATCAGGTGGTAGTGCAGCAACAGGTGTAGCGTTAGGTGATAGAAACGGTTTTGAATTGATTTTCACAGGTCAAGAACCACAACCAGCAAACGTAATTTCAGGTGTATTATCATCTATCTTTACTGCGGGTGGTTTCAATGACTAAGACAGGGAAAAAGTAGGTCTGTTGTGGACTGAATTTCTATATCTCTATTCTATAAAGAGGGGCGTGAGCCCCTTTTTTATTATTTCCCATTTCAATTTGGGAATTTTTATATTTAATTATATAGAGTAAAATTATGTTAATATTACAAAAAGGACAACAAAACGAATTGGTTTTAAATATCAATAACAATTCAAGGGCCGACTTTTCGGGCTATACTCTTACTTTTACACATACTCTATCACAGGAAGTAAAATCGTACACTATTAGTACATCCAACCCTGCAGAGTTTGGTGAGAATATAAGATACTGTGAGATTGTTTTGAATTTACAATTACCTGGCCAAGACTTAAATTATGAGGGTCAATATCAATTACAAATATTTGGTAATGGTACTACTTTAGTTTATACAGGTCTTGCAAGATTAGATGGTACTTCAGAAAATAACACAATTATTTCATACGTTTCTAATAACGAAGAAAATGAAAATTACATATATATACAAGATTAATTATGAGTGAAATACAAAAATACCAATTAGGTAAAATCAACTTTACACAAGAACCGTTACTTCCTATATTCAGTGAAGTATTCAATCGTTATCCTTGGGTATGGTATGGTGAGAACAACTTGATGCCACAGTATCTAATTAGTAGATACAACAACTGTGCAATACATAAAGCGGTGGTAATCTCAAAGAGAGAACAAATAATGGGTGATGGTCTTGTATCATTAAACAACCCAATGGCTACAGTCAACCTTGTTAACAAGAGTGAGAACGTATCTGATGTAATGAAAAAATGTGCATTGGATTTAATTTTATTTGGAGGTTATGCATTGAATGTAATATGGTCAAGAGACAGAAAGAACATTGCAGAGATTTATCACTTAGACTTTAGTAGAGTTAGATGTGGTAAGTTGAATGATGATGATGAAATTGAAAAGTATTATTATTCACCTGATTGGTCTAATATAAGAAAATATGTACCACAAGAATATGATGCATTTAATCAAGAAGATGGTGGACCATCACAGATATATTATTATAAACAATATCAACCAAGCAATAGTTACTATCCTCAGCCTGATTATAGTGGCGGTCTTGCTGCAATTGAGATTGATGTAAATATAAAAGAGTTTCACGCAAACAACCTAAAGAATGGTATGATGCCATCTTTATGGATTAATATGAACAATGGTATTCCTGGCGAGGAAGAACAAAGATTGGTTACAAGAGCATTGGAAAGTCAGTTTACATCTGTAAACAATGCGGGTAGACCAATTATATCATTTAACGAAAGTAAAGAACTATCCCCTGAAATTACACAAATACAAACATCTGCAAATGATGGTTACTATGCAGCAATCTATGATGACATTGTACGTACTATATTGTCCTCTCACAGGGTTTCTTCAGGTGAACTATATGGTATATCCACCGCAGGTAAATTAGGGTCAAGAAACGAAATTGTGGACCATTCTGAGTACTTTAGAAAGATGGTTATCCAACCATACCAAAAAGAACTATTGGGATGTTTTGACAAGTTAATGTCAATGAAGTTTGAAAAACCAACATCATTTGAAATTAAACCATTGTCAATTTATCTAACGGGTGACGTTACAGATAATCCAGCGGTGATTGACAAACCTGTTACACCTGTTGAAGCGGAAAGTGAAAAGATGGTTATCAACGAAAACATCAAAGGTTTAAAAGGTCGTGAGTA